GGCTGCTGCGTCAGCTCGTTCCAGATCTGGAGCCAGTCGCCGTAGTGCTTGTCGATCTGCTGACCGCCAATCTCCACGTAGACGTTGTTGATGAGGTTGTGGCCAACCCAGTTGAGCCAGCGGAACTGCGCACCCGAGCCGTCCGACGCCTGGAGCGTGACCTGGGGGAGCGTTCACTGGAGGTAGACGCGGTGGATCAGATCGCCGTTGCGGCTGATCGTGCACTGCACCTTCTTGCCGAAGTTCGCCGAGCCGTTGAACGTCTGCTCAATGGACTCCATGGCGAAGTTCGTGTGGCGACGGTAGACCACCTTGAAGAAGGTAATCTGCGGGTTGCCCGTTAGGTAAATATCCTGAGCGCCGTAGGCGACGAGCTGCATTAGACCACCGGATCCCATAGTTGTTTATACCTGAGCCCGAGAAAATAATTTTCGGCTCCGGGAGGTTTTTTGTCATGAAATCTCCCCGCACGGGTCCTACGGTCTAAACCTTCATATTTACTTTTCTTAGTATAAGTGGTACCATGTCCCAACCCTTATCGTTAGACAACCTATTGAAGCCAATGGGTGAAAACGAGCCCGCCGCTCCCCGAATACCTAAGACACTAGAACCTGCGAAGACATTGGAATCTTTCCACACACAACAAATTCATAGAATTCGCGAGGAGAAGAATAATCTTCCGAAACTGCGTTCAGACCTTTTAGAAAAAAAGGAAAAACTCGCCGCCGTTGAGCGTCAATTTATGGAGCCGAGTGCGTTAACCAACGCAAACGACGTATTAGTCCTGGCTTCCAGACAAAAGTTAGAAGAGGAGGTGACTGCCTTAGAAAAAGCGATTCAAAAGCTTGAAGATGGTACCGCCGAAGCCGACTACTTTTTACGCGTTGGTGATATTCTATTCTCGTATAGCGACGCCCAAGAACGTATTGCGGGTGGCGAAAAACCTGTGGAAGTGGCGGCGAAAGGAAAAATGCCCGCCAATAGTGTCTATTCGTATTTTACTACCGAGATTGACGATAAGTCCACGAAGACGAACGATTTAATCCCTGAAGTGCGGAAAGCGTCCGCGATTACGAACACAATTGGATTTAAGCGTGATAAGGCTCTGGAGTCGTATTTGACCGCGTTGAATCCTACCGCTATCCAACACGAAAATAGTATTGCCTCGTCCATTACGGAGAACTTTGGAAATTGTGCTATTTGTGAATCTGAAATGTTATTTAATGAGACCTTTTTGGACTGCCCTCAGTGTGGATACCGTGACTATGTCCTGGTTGATTCTGAGAAGCCGTCCTACAAAGACCCGCCGCGCGAAATGTCGTACTACGCCTATAAGAAAATTAATCACTTGAACGAATGGCTGGCGCAATTCCAAGCAAAAGAAACTACCGAAATATCGCCTGCTATTCTGGACCAAATCAAACAGGAACTCCGCAAGGAACGTATTACCGATATGAGTAAACTCAAGCCGTCCAAGTTGAAGGACGTTATTAAAAAGCTAAAATTAAATCGTTGCTACGACCACGTAGCGCATATTCTCAATCGGCTTAACGGTATTTCGGCACCCGTTTTGTCGCGCGAAGTGGAGGAGAAACTTCGGTATATGTTTAAGGAAATCCAATTTAGTTTCGTGAAACATTGCCCTAAGAAGCGCTCTAACTTCTTATCGTATTCGTTTGTACTGTATAAGTTTTGCGAACTGCTGGAGCTCGACGATTATCTGCCGTGCTTTCCCCTTCTCAAGAGCCGCGAGAAACTCTATATGCAGGATAAGATTTGGCAGAAGATTTGCGAAGACATGGGCTGGGAGTTTATTCGAACTGTTTGAGAATGTTTGTGTATAATATATTAAATTCGTGGTTATAAATTGCTAAATAAACTTCGTGAAATTTGGCGGGATATTTTTTCGCTTCCGCTATCGCTTTATCGTGAGCTTTTCTACTCGCTTCGCTACATACAGGTATTAAAATACTAATATCGGTATGTGATAATTGTTTTACATCCATTGGACTCCTAGAGATTGGTAATAACTTTTTAGGATTTATTTTCCGTACTTGCGGTCTAAATCTTTATTATAATAGAGACATATTGAAATGCCTGTATATGTAGGATTTGATATGGGTATCCGCAATCTTGCGTACTGTGTCATTGAACACGGTATTTCTGGGGAATGGTCCATTGCCGCCTGGGATAACGTAGATTTGCTTGAGGGTGGCGAAACTGCCCAGACTGCCAAATCGTGTGCCGGTTGTGGCTCTTCTGCGAAGTGGATTTGCGTTGCGGATTCGACCAAATGGTGTAAAGCGTGTGCAAGCCGTATTCGTGTCAAGAAATCGGCTACATCAAAGCCTTCGCTGCCCTGTTTACCGTGTGCTCTCGGGGCAAAAGAGCTCAAAGCTCTCGCTACGGGTCGTGGTGTGGATACGAAGAAGATGAAGAAACCCGATCTTGTTTTGTGGGCACAAAAGGAGTACCTAGTACCCTGGAAAGCGGTCAAGACCATGTCGGTTAGTTTGGATACGATTCGTAAAGCCATGGACAAATGGTTAACATCTGTACTTTCATCAATGGCTCGGGCTGAATTGATTCGGCTGGAAAATCAGCCGGCGATGAAAAATCCTACTATGAAATCGGTACAGATTATGCTGTATACACTTCTAGCACATCGGTTGGAGACAGAGTATTTTTGGACCGGTAATATCGACTTTGTCCATGCCGGTGTCAAGTCGCGTGCCGTGGATTACACCGATATTAGCGGTGCTTCAGGGGAGTATAAAGCACGTAAAGACGGTGCAGAGGCAGATGTGACTGCTATTTTGGCAAAGGGTGGTGAAGGGGCTCGGCGGTGGGCTACGTTCTTTGCAGGACGGACGAAGAAATCCGATTTAGCGGATGCGTTTTTGATGGCTATGCGTTTGGGAATCTAAAACGAAGACAAAGGAGGTAAAAGAAGGAAACTATGAGCGGTCCTACGATCCGCATATCTGATGGGGGTTCATTCCCCGAAATCTCGGCGAGCCAGGATATGGGTCGCTCGCTTGACATTAACCAGAACGATTTTGACCTCAATCTCCTCGGCAACCAACGCAAGATTGCGGGTTCTATGGGTCGTCCGGCGTCTCCGGCTGCCGAACTGAAGCCCGTTGACGATATTGAATTTGTAAGCCTTGATGATACGAATGTAACATTTGATGTGAAGCCGTCCGGCGGCGGTGATAACATTCGTATTATGCGTGAGACGGGTCCCTCAGCACCCATCGGCAGTGTTAGCGGAGGAGGTAGTAGCAATGAGACATTCCGTCTTGGCGGTCCTATCTCATCTACACCAACAATGTCTACGCAGCCGGCACCTACAGCAAGTGTCACAACGACGACTACGACTGCCGCTCCTGCCGCTAAGTCTTGGTTCTCCAGCATTCCTGGTCTGGGTGGTGCAACGGCGACGAATAGTGCTGCCAATGCCGCTGCAGCGGCTCCTGCCGCCGGTGGTTTCCGTAGCTGGTTTAGCGGTAGCGGTGGTAGTTCTGGTGGAGCTGAGGCACCTGCTCTTGCTCAAACACCCGCTGTATACCTGACCCCCGAACAAGAAGCAGTGAAGAAGACGGAGGGTTTGACGATTCTGGAGCGTATGGACCGTAAGGGTATTAGCGGCACGAAGATGTCAATGAGCAATACGATGGAGGAGATTAACTCCGAGGTAGCACGCCGCAAGGACTCTAAGGGTCTCGAAGCGTCGGTTCGCTTCCAGCGCTCAATGCTTACGACAGTCACTAGCGGAATGGAGTTCCTCAACAGCCGCTACGACCCGCTCGGACTCCATCTCGACGGCTGGTCTGAGCAGGTGAATGAGAACATCGAGGACTACGACGAGATTTTTGAGGAGCTGTACGACAAGTACAAGGATAAGAGCAAGGTGGCACCTGAGGTGCGCCTCATTCTATCACTCGGTCTGTCTGCCGGTATGTGCCACGTCACCAATACGATGTTCAAGTCGCGTATGCCTGGTATGGACGACATTCTCCGCAACAACCCGAATTTGGCACGCGAGTTCGCACAGGCGGCGGCACGTGAGTCGGTTGGACCTGGCTTTGCGAACTTTATGTCGCTCGGACAACCTGGAGGCGGAGGCGGAGGGCGAGGCGGACCCCCTCAGGGCGGTGGTCAGCAGATGCCGCCTGAGATGCGCCAACCGCCAATGCGTGAGCAGGCACCGCCGATGGAGGAGATGAACGAGCCCGAGGGTATGCCTAGTGGCGGCTTTATGGGTATGATGGGCAATATGATGGGCGGTATGATGCCTGGTCTCGGTGCCGCAATGCCCGCAATGCCGATGGCGGGTCCCCCTCAGGCGACTACGGTCCGCCGTGAGATGCGTGGTCCCACCGGTGTAGACGATATCCTCAAGCAGCTCAACGAGGGTGGACGTCGTGATGCCGAGGAGACTGCGTCTATCGGCAGTGCGTACACGACAGAGACAATGCGTCGTGCGGGACTCAACCGCCGCTCTAAAAAGACGACAGCGACACAGCCGACCGGCAGCGAGCTGACGCTCAACGTCTAATAAATTAATCTTCAATTTGTTCAATAATATTGAAACTGTTGAATTTGTTACTCCTTTGGAATATCTGGTTTTTTCGGCTCTGGTGGGGGTGCTTCCGCTTTATCCAACGTGAAAAACTTCTTCACATTCTCTTCATACGTCTTTTTCTGCTTCTCGATATCGTGTCCGCACCAAGACGGAATCAAACAATACGGGCTGTTCTCATTCGCAACAACCCAGATAATAGAGAAGAAAAGTAAGGTAACCCAGAACGCCGCTGCTAAATTACGAGTTGCGATAAACACAACTGTA